TATGCTCCGGATAGATTATTCTCAGAAGAAATGATAGAGGAATGTGCTTCATTTCCTTTTGGCAAAAACGATGACTTATGCGATACTATGACTCAAGCTCTAATGAGATTCCGCGAAGGCGGATTTGTTTCTTTAGATAACGATTATGAAGATGATGAAAGAGAACCAAGACAGAGGGTTTATTACTAATGGCAATTGAAAGACAAGTACCAGATCCAGCTCAAACTGCAGAACCGGTAGTAGATTTAACAACTGAAAGATCAAACGACGATATTGATGAGGAAATTATCGATATCTTAGAAGGTATGGGAGAGGAAGGCGTTCAATATCAAGAAGATGGTTCTGTTATTTTAGGTGAGCCAGAAATGGAAATGCCATCTTTAGGGTTTGGCGAAAATTTAGCAGAAGTTGTTTCTGATAGCGAGCTAGATAAAATTTATATTGAGCTTACAGCAGCTATAGAAAACGATAAGTCTGCAAGAGAAGACTGGGAAAAAACTTATACCGATGGACTTAAGTATCTTGGTATGAAGTTTGAAGAAGGAAGATCAGAACCTTTTGAAGGTGCTTCAAGTGTTATTCATCCGTTATTAGGAGAATCCGTTACTCAGTTTCAAGCTCAAGCTTATAAAGAATTATTACCAGCTCAAGGTCCGGTTAAAACTCAAGTTGTTGGCGAATACAACGCAGCCGTAGAAGAGCAGGCTCAAAGAGTCAAAGAGTTTATGAACTATCAGATTACTCACGTTATGGAAGAGTATGACGAAGAGCTTGACCAAATGTTATTTTATTTGCCGTTAGCAGGTAGCGCATTTAAAAAAGTTTATTACGATGAAACAATGCAAAGAGCTGTATCTAAATTTGTAGCTCCAGAAGATTTAATCGTTCCTTACTATACGACTGATTTAGAATCTTGTCCTCGTATTACGCATTTAATAAAAATGCCAGAGAACGATGTTAAAAAATTACAAGCTATTGGTTTTTATAAAAACGTAAACGTAAGAGCTGGAGATGATCCGCAAAATTATTCAAGCGTTGATACAGAATTAGAAAAACTAGAAGGTGTTTCTCCTTCTTACGATACAGGTGAGGTTTGTAATTTATACGAAGTTCATTGTAATTTAGACTTAGAAGGCTTTGAAGATGTGGATGAAAACGGCGAGCCTACAGAAGTTAAGCTGCCTTATATCGTAACAATAGATTCAAACAGCGAAAACATTTTATCTATTAGAAGAAACTTTAACGAAGACGATCCGATGAAAGAGAAGATTGAATACTTCGTACATTTTAAATTTTTACCAGGTCTAGGATTTTACGGTTTTGGTTTAACACATATGATTGGCGGATTATCTAAAGCGTCAACATCTATTGTTAGACAATTAATTGACGCTGGTACTTTAGCTAATTTACCTGCTGGTTTTAAAGCTAGAGGTATTAGAATTAGAGATGAAGATTCGCCAATACAACCAGGTGAATTTAGAGACGTAGATGCTCCTGGTGGATCTTTAAGAGATTCTATTCAACCTTTACCATTTAAAGAGCCAAGCGGAACCTTGCTTAATTTATTAGGATTATTGGTTCAGTCTGGTCAAAGGTTTGCATCTATTGCAGAAATAAATGTTGGAGAGGGTAATAGCCAAGCTCCGGTAGGAACAACTCTAGCTTTATTAGAACGATCAACTAAAGTTTTATCTGCTATTCATAAAAGATTGCACTCAGCGCAGAAAAAAGAATTTGACTTGCTTGCAACTATATTTGCAAAAAGTTTGCCACCTGTTTATCCGTATGCGGTATCCGGCGGCAACATGCAAATTAAACAAGCAGACTTTGATGATAGAGTAGATGTTTTTCCAGTATCTAACCCAGATATATTCTCAACCAGCCAAAGAATTGTAATGGCTCAAGAGATGATGCAGTTAGTTCAATCTAACCCGCAAATACATGGTCCTAACGGAACCTATGAAGCCTATCGCAGAATGTATGCTGCTTTAGGTGTTGATAATATTGATTCTTTACTCATACCGCCACCTGATACGCAGCCAAAACCTGTAGAATCTGGTTTTGAAAACTCTACGTTAATGGCTGGTGGAATGGCTCAAGCATTCATGCAACAAAATCATGATGCCCATATAGCCACTCATATGAATCTACTGAATATGCAGCCGGTGCAGATGAATGCGCAAGTACAAGCTAATGTTCATGCTCATATAATGCAGCATTTACAAATGAAAGCTGATTCCATAGCGCAACAGCAGATGCCACCTGAAGCGCTGCAACAATACCAGCAGCTTCAACAGCAGGCCCAGCAAATGTCGCCTGTAGAAGCAGCGCAAATAACGCAACAAGCAAACGACTTGTTAGCTCAATTTAGTTCGCCAATTATGAGCGAGCTGATGCAACAATTCTCTCAAGAAGTTGCAACTCCACCTCAAGAAGATCCTCTTGTAGCAATAAGAAAACAAGAGCTAGCGTTAAAAGGTCAAGAGTTACAACAAGACAAAGAGCAGTTTGAAGTAAAAGAGCAAATGCGAGCTGAAGAAAAAATGAGACAAGATCGTATTGATAGAGAGCGTATTGCAACTCAGTTAGATATTGCTAAAATGAAAGACGATTCGACTCAAGATAGACTTGAGCAACAAAAAGAATTAAAATTGATTGATATTGGTTTAAAACAAATCGGATAAACATATGATTAAAAGAACAGAAGCAAGTAAATTGAAAACTCCATCCGTTAATAAGGGTAAACAAGATTATACTGGCAAAGGTAAAGTAGACCTTTGCGACTATAAAACAGTTTCAGTTAGCAAAGCTCCTAAGCCAGGAATGGGCAAGGGCAAAGCTAGAGGAATGGGCGCTGCTGAATTTGGCGGCAAGTTTTCAGGCATTTATTAAATGTCGATTCTTTGGATAGCCGAAAAATTTAAAAAGGCTATAAAAGAAAAGAAAGAGGACACCCAAACTCAAATATTGAATGGGTGCAAAAATTTTGATGATTATCAATATCTACGTGGGCGTTACAATTCTCTCGTTGACGTAGAAGAAGAATTTAGAGAATTGCTAGAGAGGATAGTAGAAAATGACGACGAAGAGCAAAGTAATAGTACCTGACCATATAGAGAAGGAAAGAAATACTAAGGAGAAAGTAACAAAAACTGAATCAGAAACTGATAAAGCTTTTGTAAGTCCTGAAGATAGGGTGCTAGATCCAACCTTAATGGATAAATCTTTAATAGAAAGAATGCCTCAGCCAAGTGGCTGGCGTATACTTATTCTGCCTTATAAAGGTAGAGGGGTTACTAAAGGTGGTATTCATATAGCAAAGCAAACCGTTGATAGAGAAGCGTTAGCATCTGTTGTTGCTTACGTTGTAAAAATGGGACCGCTTTGCTACAAAGACAAAGAAAAATTTGGCGATACGCCCTGGTGCCAAGAAAAACAATGGGTACTAATTGGTAGATATGCAGGAGCTAGGTTTAAGCTTGGCGACGATGCAGAATGCCGTATTATAAACGACGACGAAGTTATCGCGACTATACAAAATCCTGATGACATCGTTACGCTATAACGTGAGGAAATCATGCAAGAAGAAAAAGTAATGGCTGCTGAAGCCGAAGACCAGATAGAAGAAGGAGAGGTTGTTGAGCTTGAAGAAGAACAATCTTCCGATGAATCTAAAATAGAAAACGTATCTGAAGAAGAATCTGAAAAAGATTCTAAAGAAGATGAGTTAGAAAACTATTCTAAAAGCGTTCAAAAAAGAATTGCTAATTTAACTAAAAAAATGAGAGAGCAAGAAAGAGCTGCTCAATCTGCTTATGAATATGCAAAAAATTTACAAGCAGAAAATGAAAATTTAAAAACTAGCACTTCTAAATTAAATCAAAATTACTACTCTGAGGCTGAAAACAGATTAAAGTCTCAAAGAGCCCAAGCTAATTCAGTATTGAAAAATGCGTATCAAGAACAAGATTGGGATAAAGTAACTAAAGCTCAAGAAATACTAGATAAGATTACTGTTGAAGAAAGTAAGTTAGCTAACAACAAGATGACTATACAAAGAGAGCCTCAGTATTATGACGCTCCAGTTCCTCAACAAAACAATTTACAACAACCTATTCCTCAGCAAGCAGCCCCAGAACCGGATCCTGCTGCAGAAGATTGGGCCAGTAAAAATGAATGGTTTGGCCAAGATGAAACTATGACTTTGGCCGCATTTAACATACATCGTAAACTTGTTGAAGAAGAAGGCTTTGACCCTAGCGACACAATGTATTATGATGAAATAGATAAACGTATCAGAGTTGAATTCCCTCACAAATTTGAGGGGACTGCAACAAACAACAAGATGCAACAAACTGTTGCTCCTGCTGTTAGAAGTGGTAATAGTGGCTCTGGACGCAAACGACAAGTTAAGCTTACTAAAAGCGAAGTTGAAATGGCACGTCGTTTGAATGTTCCAGTTCAAGAATATGCTAAATATATTAAGAGGTAAGCAATAATGACTGAAGATAAAAAAACAAACAACAGAACTCCTCGTTCTGCAGAAACTCGAGCTAAAGATACTGCTCGCAAACCTTGGCGTCCCCCATCTATGTTGGAGACACCACCAGCACCTGAAGGTTATTCCTACAGGTGGATAAGAGCCGAAATTGTCGGTCAGGAAGATAAAAAGAACGTAATGTCTAGGCTACGTGAGGGTTTTGAACTCGTACATGCCGATGAACTTGGGGACTTTGAACTTCCAACGATGGACGATGGAAAGCACGCTGGTGTGGTATCCGTGGGTGGTTTGCTTTTGGCTAAGATTCCAAATGAAACACGTGATGAAAGAAACGCCTATTATCATGACCGTGCTCAACAGCAACAAGAAGCTATTGATAATGATTTAATGAAGGAATCCGATCCAAGTTCTCCGATGTTAAAACCTCAGAGATCTACAAGCGTAACTTTTGGAGGCGGTAAAAGAAGTTAATTCTAATACTGTCAAAAACTAACTTTATTTAAAAGGTAATATTATGTCTAATCAAAATGCACCTTTCGGATTAAAACCATCTAGCAAGTTAGGCTCGAATTACAACAACGAAGGAGTAACCGAGTACAAAATTGCAAGTGGAGCATCCGGAAACATTTTTTCAGGCGACCTAGTGAAGATGGCTAACACAGGTACTATTTTAGTAGCTGCTGCTGGCGATCAAGCTTTGGGAGTCTTTAGAGGATGTCAATATACAGATTCAAGTGGCGATGTGATTTTTTCACCATACTGGCCTAATGGAACTGTGACATCTGACGCGGTGGCATTCGTAGTTGACGACCCAAATGCCTTGTTTGAAGTTCAATCAGCTGCTACTGGTTCAGTAGTACAAACAGTTGTTGGTAATAACGCTGACATTGTTTACACATCTGGTTCAACAATAACAGGCATCTCAGCTGTTGAAATTAGTGGCACTACTGCTGCTACTTCAGCTCAGCTAAGAATTGTGGGTGTTTCTACTGATCCTGAGAACAGCACTTTAGGTACTGGCTCAGCTTCAACAAACGTCAACTTGATTGTTAAAATTAACGAGCATTTCTATGCACAAACAACAGGGGTATAACAGATGGCTATTAATAGATCCCAATTAGCGAAAGAATTAGAGCCTGGTCTAAATGCCCTATTTGGCATGGAATACGCTAGGTATGATTCAGAACACGAAGAAATCTACGAAACAGAATCTTCAGATAGAGCATTTGAAGAAGAAGTAATGATCGTTGGTTTTGGTAACGCTTCAGTTAAAGCTGAAGGAGCTGGAGTATCGTTTGATAACGCTACTGAAGGCTACACATCACGTTACAGCCACGAAACAGTTGCTTTAGCTTTTGCGCTAACAGAAGAAGCTGTTGAAGATAATCTATATGATAGACTTGGTTCAAGGTATACAAAAGCCTTGGCTAGATCTATGGCAAATACTAAGCAAATCAAAGCAGCGGCTGTTTTAAACAACGCTTTTGATTCCAACGTAACAGGTGGCGACGGTCAACCTCTTGTTTCTAACGCTCACCCTCTAGGTGGCGGTGGAACTGCAAGTAACAGACCTTCAACATACTCAGACCTTAACGAGACTTCTTTAGAAGATGCGTTAATTTCTGTCTCAACTTTAACTGATGACAGACAATTAGCTATTGCTCTACAAGGTACTAAGTTGATTGTTCCACCTCAATTGCAATTTGTTGCTGACAGATTACTACAAACTCCTGGTAGAGTTGGTACATCTGACAATGATATCAATGCGATTAAAAATATGGGAATGGTTCCTGAAGGATATGTGGTCAACCACTATCTAACAGATACTGATGCTTGGTTCTTGAAAACAGATTGTCCTGATGGATTCAAGCATTTCCAAAGAAGCCCAATGCAAACTGCACTCGAAGGAGACTTCGATACCGGTAATATGAGATATAAAGCAAGAGAAAGATATTCTTTTGGTT